TATACCTAATCCTAATAGTTGTTGAGTTGTACTAGGAGGAGGTGTTGATTGAACTTGTGTTGCAGCTGGGAATCCACCAATGACTGACGCTAGTTGTGGTCCAACTAATCCTAGTCTTGTGTAGTCTCCAAACACTGCTTCTCTAGCTTGTTCTTGATCTGCTGCTAATCTAGCTTGATCAAGTTGTCTTTGTTGTGCACCTAATTGAGTTTGGTATGTACCTAAACCTTGTTGTGCTTGTAAATCTGCTGCTCTTGCTTGTCTTGCATCCATAAATCCTTGCGCTCTTATTTGTGCTTCCATCTGAGCTCTAGCTACATCACCTGTTGCTTGATACTCACCCATAGCTGCTGCTTCTCTACCACCACCAAATGCTCCTGATCTTACAGCTGAATCTCTTAATGATTGTAAACCTCTAGCTTGTTCTCTGTCTAATGCTGCAAGTGATGCATCAATAACATCTTGTTGATAAGGTGAAGTGTAATCTGCAATAGAACCTGCAGAAGGTGTTTGACCTGGTAATGCTGTGTTAGCACCTGTGCCGGTTAACTGACCAAGATCAGCTGCAGCTTGTGCTGCACCTGTTTCTAATCCTGTTTGACCAGCAACAAAACTTCTACCTGTATATGTTTGTGTAGGTAAAGATTGACCTAATAATCTAAGACCTTCATTAGTTACGCCTAGACCGGCTGCTTCTACAAAAGGTTCCCTATACTGCCTAGTTTCTGTTATTGCCATTATACTTGTGCCTCTAATTTTTTCATTGTGTCATACATAAGATCTGCTCCCTTATCTACACTACCACCACCTGCTGCTCTAACTGCATCAGCAGTCATTACAAATTCGTTTTTAGAAAGTCTTGCAGGTACATCATCTGCTCTTTCTTTTGCACCCATAGGTACAAATCCACCACCTCTTAAATCCATTTCATTACCACCAAGATTCATAAGACCACCTTCAGCTTTACCTTTTCTTGTACCTTTTTTCTTCATGTCTTTTATAAGTTGTTTGATACCTGGATAGTCTTTTGCTTTACCTTTATAGATTACACCTTCAGGCATAATCTTAATTATCTTACCACCTTTTTTAACACCCATTCTAGCTGCACCATAAGTAGTATTAAACCATTCTCTAAATGGTATTATCTGATGTTCTAGTCCTAATTCTTTTTGTTCAAAAACATAATTTCTATATTCGTCAATTAATCCTGGACTTACTTTCATAGCCATTAAAACTTCTACGTCTGTTTCACCGTCCTCTGCCATAGGACCTATCTGAACTCCTTCTTCCATTCTAAGTTCGTCATCACCTACAAACTCTTCGTCCATCATTTCTACATCTTCAACACCACCACCTTCAGCAAATCTTAACATAGGTACAGGTTCTACATTTCCAAAAGGTCTACCAAATGCTTTTTCTAATCCACTTGCTGCAATTCCTAAATTTTCAGACACTCCTTCAGAATCAAATTCTTCAGGAAATTGTGCTTCCATCATTTCTGCTATTTCTTCTGTTGAAGCATCTGGATGTCTTTCCAATAGCGCGGCAAACAATGCAGTTCTTTCTTTACTCATTGATCCACCTTTTTCTAAACCTATTCTTCCACCATCAGCTTTTGCTTTTCTTTTTTTCTTTTTTAATTTTTTTAAAAACTCTCCGTATCCCACCATACTAGCTTTTTGCATAACTTTACCACCTTTAGCCATCATACTTCTTACATACTCGTCTAACTGTTCAAGTTCCATTTGATTTAACATTTGTAAAGGTCTACCAAACAAACTTATAGCTGCATCATTTCTTTCAGCTTCTGGGCTTGGATTAGATGCCATTCTTTTTATACCACCACTATCTTTTTTAGATTCCATTCCAACTATTTCATAATACTTGTCACTATCAAAAGCTATCTCTGCTGCTTCTTCGTAGCTGTAACCTAAAAATTCTAAATTTTCTATTCTCTTGATGTACCAATCAGGACCAGCCATAGGACCAATAGGAACTCCTTCTTCTTGTTTAAGATCAAAAGGTGTAATAACTTCTTCTTCCATTTCCATTATTACATCGTCATCATCTACATCACCACCTCTAGCGTAGCCATATCTAACTAACATTTCTTCTGCTTCTTCTTCACCATAACCAGCGCCAAGAAAAACATCTTTTATTTGTTGTCTTCTTTTTGTTTTAAATTCTTTTGATCTTCTGTCTTCTTCTTTTTCTGCATCGTCCGCTGCTTCTGCTGCTTGCATTCCTGCATCAACTGCAGCCGCACCACCAACCACTGTAGCTACATCTTTAAAACCAGATGGATTTGCATATTTAGAAATGATATCTGTCATTCTTTCTCCCTCTTTACCTTTTTGTAAAAATTCTAATGTCTTACTACCTTTTGGTAAACCTTGAACATAGCCTTCTAATGCTACCGGAGCTGCTGACATTATACCAGCTGTTGCTACATCTTTTAAATCTGCTTCATCATCTATAAGACCTCTAGTAAGTGCACTAGTAAGAAATCTACTTTTAGCAGCAGATAGACCACCTATGCCTTGTAAACCAGGAATTAAAGCTGCAGCGTAGGGTACAAAAGGTCTTACCTCTTTAGGTATTAGCTTCTTAATTCTACGTCTTATTCCTGAAAAAAATCCCATATTAAATTCCTATTATATTGTTGAAATGCAAGAAGGCAACTCTTGTATATATGCCGGTATCGTGCATTTTACTTGTTTTTTTACGCTTCGTCAATCGCTGATGTTAAAGTCAGCGCCTATTTTTATTTCTTCTACAGTCACATTTACATCTCTTCGTATATGTTCAGATTTTGTAGGTGTATTAGCATTTTGAACGTCTGCTAAAGCCTCGGCATCTGACATATATTCTTGGCCTGTTTCTGTATTAGTTAATGTTACTTCTGTTTTAGGCGTAATTACTGGTACTCTTTTACCATTAATAGTCTCATACCTAACAGAAGCTTCTGTTTCAATAAACGGCATTATTTATCCTCTCTGTTAATTTCTAGTACCGATGCAACAACATCAACAGCACCACTGGCTGCTTGTACTTTTAATACTTCACTTTCTTCCATAATTAAAGGTTCTGATATAACTTGTTTGTTTTCATTAGCAGATAAACTTACTAAATTATCTATGACAAAAGCTGTGCTTGAAGCATTTAATAATGTTACTTTAACAGTAGCAGCTCCTGCTGCATCTTCAGCTATTAAAATAGATTTAACAATTGCTCTTGAGTTAGAAGGCACAGTATACAAAACTGTATCAGCTGTGCTAGTTAAACTTAATTTTTGATTTCTATATATATTTGCCATTAACCAAGTCCTAACCAAGTAAATCGTTCTTGGTCTTCTTTTTGTTGTGTTAAATATGTTGAGTTTAACTGTTCTATAATTGCAGTTAACGCTCTGTTAATTTGTCTTTGGTTGTCTTCACTGTATTCTTTTTTAGGTTCTGGTAATCTAACCACTACTTTTGTCATTTAACAATTCCACTTTCTAAGTGATTTAGATAATCTATCATCACCTGTATTATTACTAGGCTTTTGTCTTTTACGCATGCCTTTCATCCTAGCGCAAAAACTTTTTCTACGCTTGGCAGCTTTAGATCCTTTTTTTAATTTAGACGGTTTAGTTGTTACAGCAGTTTTTAATTTTGATCCAGGATTAGCTGCTCTATAAGAAGCAACTCCTTTTTTATTTAAACCGCCAGAAGGATTCTTACCTTCTTTTCTTTGCCAGGCGGGTGTTTTACCACCCGACGCCATAGCAATACGATTTAAATATGCTTTACCATATCCTCGTCTAGCTTGATCCATTATTTTTTCGCCGTCTTAGCTGATCTTTTTAATGCTTTTGCACTAACAGTACCTTTACCTGGTCTGCTTGTTCCAGCTTTTTTTCTTTTATTCATATAGTAGTAAAGACCTTTCTTAGCCGTTCTACCATCTTTTGTTTTATGATAACCTTTTTTCATGGTTTATCTCCTTCCATCTGGTTGTAGGTCTGCTTGAAAAGTTCCAAATCTCCAAGTTTCAGCTGACCCTGTATTTTCTATTTTTAAACTTGCATACCTACCTCTTGCTCTTGTGTCAACTTTAGTTGTACTAGTGCTAACAGTAAAAGGACTTAAGGTAGATGTTGTATTTGGATCTGCAGGATAGTCTGAAATAGAAATTGTCATTACAGCGTTACCTTGCAAATTTTTAAAATTAGGTAAAAATCTTCTCATTGCTAAAAAGTATTCTGCAGCTCCTTGATCCGTCTGCAAAGAAAAATTATATGATTGTGCAAAAGAAGTCAATGTGGTTACACTTCCATCTGGATTAACTTGATCAGTTCCCGTTTCGTGTTCAAACAATACGCTTTGACCTAATCCTGATTCACCTATAATTGTAGGAAAAGTACCACTGTTAGAACTATTATATGCTGTAGCATAAGGTTTAGGATATACTAATGAATCCATCCACGTAGTTCGTATTGCATTTGTATTTGTACCTGTATACCAATTACCCATAGGTAAAGGATTATTGGTTACACCATAATTGTAAACCACATATCTATTATTAAAATCAGATCCTGATGTTGGATACCACCATGTAACTTCCGTAAACAAGTTATTAATGCCTGCGTTTATTTGTTGACCTTTTGTAGTTGATGCATCATCATAAACATAATCTTCAACACTACATGGTAGTGTATTAACTGTACCATCAAACGAGAAGAAACCATTACTACCCATCCAATAAGCAACACCGTCAATTTCAATAGCTGCATTTTTACCAATCAATCCACAGTTAGTGCCAACCTGTTCAAATCCAAATGTAAAAGGAGCTCCAACAAACTTCATGGTATACAAAGCATTATCAGTCCAAACTAGTATGTTTTCTTTTGCAACTAATGCTCCCATAATTTTTGTACCATCTTGTAGTCTTTGCGAACCTGCGGTATTAGTAGCTAAGATAGTATAAGCATCAATATCTTCTTGATCAGAAAATCTAATAAACATATCGTCTTGAGTTGTAGGTGAACCAATAGTTACCTCTGTACCAAAATGAATTAAGTGTCTTGTGGTTGGTGATATTAAAGTAATTCTTGT